GGTATTAGCCGAGATGGATGTATCCAAATCGTCATCAAAGTCGATCTTATTATTTACACCGTCTATTTGTATACCAGCCATTATACTACCACCAATACTCCGTTAATAGTTATTGTATTAGGAAAGGTTACCGGACCTGCAAGAACTGCAGATTCAATTATATGATTACCATCGATTGTTTGTTGATGAGTAAAGATCCCTTCTTTAGCAGGATCTTGACCGATATATAAAAGATTATTTTGTTCAGCCATATATCCTCCTACGTGCTTATTGAATCAACTACACTAATCCAAGCATCTGCTCCGTTTGCTGTTCCAGCCAAAGCTTTTACTACATCACCTGTTTGTAATACAATTTTTGCACCACCCATAATAAGTTCTAAAGATCCTCCAGGTGGAATGCTGGCGTTTTTAATTAAATATCTATCATCACCACTACTTAAATCTACATAAACATCCATAGTTATAGCTGTGGTTAAAATGTTAGCAATTCGCAAACCTACTACTGCATCGTCTGAATTCGATGTATAAATAGTAGAAGCTGAGTTAGTAATTCTTGCTCCGGTTCTTTCAAAATCTTGTGCCATAATATCTCCTTATATCACAGTGCTATCGCCATCGCAACTGCGAATCCTGCTGTTGTTTTAGTGTCTAATTGAGTTTGTATTGCTGATGTTACGCCATTAACATAACCAATTTCTGTTGAGGTTGTGGTTGCTGCTGATACATCACCACTACCATCTGATACTAATGCTCTTGATGCTGTTAAATCTGCCATTTTGCTAAATGCAATAGCAGCACTTGAAGCTATACTAGCATTAACTACAGCGTTAGCAGCAAGTTCATCAGCACCTACAGCATCATCTGCAAGCATAGAGTTTTCTACAGCTTGAGCTGCAATAGTTAATGCACCGTTAGATGCTACAGTTGCATCACCGCTTACTTTACTAAATACATACGTTGGTATCCTAGATGCCAACATAGATTTTTCTGTGCCGTTAGCTCCATCATCTACAATTAATAAATCTGCATCAACCAAAGCCGCGCCCATCTCAGATGCACCATCAATTTCTAAAGCACCTAATGCAACTTTACCTGCTGTAGATATAGTAGCTAGTTTTGTATCTGCAATTGCAGCACTAGATTTAATATCTGCATTTACAATATTTGTAATAGTGTTGTTGTCAGAGTCTATCGACTTGTTTGTAAGAGTTGCAGTTGAAGCTGTTGAAACTAATTTAGTATCACCACCAGTGCTTGGTAGTGTTAAAGTGTTAGATGCAGACTCTGAGTGAGGTGCACCAATAAGTGTTTGTGCGTGAGCATTACTAGACTCACAATAAAATTTTATTTGTGATACGGCACCGCCATCATTCTTAAGATCTATAAGACCACCTGCAACAAATAAATCGTGAGGTAAACTTACATGACCACTTGCATCTTCAAATACAGCTTTGCTTGCTGGTAGTGTACAAAAAACATCTTTAGTGCCTGATGCAAAGTCTACAGCACTGTCACTATTAGAACTAGATATAGGTGTTGTACGTGTTAGATCAGAACTGTCCCCGTCTAGTGTTCCAAGACCAACTTCAAACTCAGCTGCTGATCTGTGAACAATAGCATAGTAAACAGTATTGCTGTTACCAATACCTGCTGCAAAAGTTTCAAAACCAGATACAGCTCCACCAAGCGCAACGGCGCCCGTGCCAGTTGTAGTTGTGGTTTCTCTAACTCTATCGTTAAGAACTAGTGCCATATTTTATCCTTTACGCAATTCTAATAATAGCATTACTAGCATCAGCTGCTGGGAACTGGACTACAAAGTCTCCGTTCGTTGCAGTTTTGGTGCCGCCAAAATCTAGAACTACACAAATTTTATCACTGTTAGTGTCATTGTAAATCATAGCGCCGACTGCAGATAATGTTACAGATGAAAAAGTTTCGTCTGCAAAATCAACAAAAGCAGTTGTACCGCTAGTTGATACAGCTTGACTATCTAGTGCTTGACCACCAGAAGTATAGCTCGTACCAGATGAACTAACTTGGTTTGTAGCTGTAAAAGCTGTCGTAGATGCAGTTAACCCAGAAATATCTGTGTATAGTGCTATCTTAAAGCTGTTACCGCCATTTGCAAAATTGTGCGTGCCAGATAAAAGCTCTGACTTAAAAGATGTAGGTATAACATTTGCCATATTTTTTTCTCCTTATATTACGGTGTTGGTGATTGTATTGGGATACGCAGAGCACCATCTCTGTATTCGTCCCTGCGTCTTCGACCTTGTTGTTCAGCCGCAAACGTTTGAATAGCTTCCTGATAAGAAGCTTCGTATATTTGTAACATATTTTCCGGACCTTTCAAGAACTTAAAAGCCTCAGACAAACATGCATACAACAACAAATCTGGTTGTTTAGTAGATAATTCGGTAGTTGTAGAGTTTGAGGTAGTTATGCTTGTAGGCTGTTTTACATAAGCCATAGTTAAATCATAAGCTGCATCCGGCGTTGGTGCCACAACCCAGTTATCGTTATCCCAATGTGCAAAATACTTCGGTCTACCACGATCACTAGAATTATCAGGATCTGGATGATAAGTAGCTAGGAATGAAGAATCTACTTGTTTTAAAAATTCTTGATCAGATGTAGTAGCATTGGTAATTTGTATGTACCTAATTATTCTAGTTCCAGTTGGCACAGTTATATATCTGTTACCAATTGTGGTTTCTGAAGTTGCGTAAAACTTAGTATCGTCAGAGTCTACAGTTTTAAATATTCTAGACTCAGAATTTTTAATAATTCTTTCCAGTATACTGTCAGACAAAACTGTATCACCTACCTCGGTGTAGTCTCTAATAGATGTTCTTAATGTTGCTAAAGTAAAAGACATATTAATTTGTTATTGTAACAGGGCCCGCTGTGGCTCTGCCTCCTCCTCCGTTAATATTACCAGTTGTTGCGGTATCTGTCGATACACTGAATGTGTATGAATCATCATCTACTTTGGTTATAGAATAACCAGATGAGTTTTCTAAATTTGTTTTTGTAATACCATCAAAACTATCTACCAATCTAAATCTTACAGTGTCACTAGATGCTCTTCCATGACTTCTTTCTGTAACTGTAATTGTACTTGAACCAGATGAACTTGTTTGAAATGCATTAACTATTAAAAGTTGTGGCACTGCGCTTTCTGTTCTATCTGTTCTTACGTTTTGTAAAGCCACTGCATCTGCTGGGTGTGGACCTGGTTGCACTTGTGGTGCTTTTGGTTCAAACTCAGAATTGTGCACAAAAGAACCGTTCCATTCAAACACCATTTCATTATATGGAAAAGCCAAACCGCTTCTGTCTGATATTGCTTTTGAATATTTTCCTGTTGCAAATTTTGGCATCTATGTTCCTGGATAATAAGTTTGTGGTGTTAAGAAAGTGCTAGAAGAAGAACCGTCTTCTGTCAGGGCTCTTTGAAACTCGTCTTCATATAACATTTTTAAATTTTGTACAAACTCTGGTTTGTATTTTTGTGATAAATAATATGATAATCCTGATATCATACACGGCACAAATCTGTAAGGCACATCAACCGTATTAGTGTAAGCACCTGCATCTTGTATTCTTTTTACAAAATACATGTGAGCATCTTTGGTAGCTGCTGTTGAATCCGGCGTTGGATAAAAAGTTACAACAACTTTTTCTGAAAATCTTTGCACATAATATTGATTAGGTGTGCCTTTGGTAAGTTTGTTAGATATTGCAGAATAAGTTGATCTACTAATTTTAGTCATTGAAGAATCAGTTTGTGAAGTTGATGTTCTATCCGATCTAAAAGTCATTTCTAATATATCTTCCACACCATATACATCAGCAGGTGCTGTTGTTACTGCACTTGTACCATCCGTTGTTGCTCTGAAAAAAGTATATTCTGCTTGTCCTTCAACAAGATCAATATTAGTTTCTGATAACTCCCAATAGTGTAAACCCCTATTAGCCCATTCTTGAAGCATTATATTGAGCGATCTTCTTGCCGAAGTTAGGTGATAACCTGTAACTTCACGCATACCTACGCGCTCGTATGCTTCCTCAAATATTTCATCGATAGGAAAAGTATTTTCAAATACGTTAGTGCCGGAAGTCGCCATATGCTATCCTTATTAATAATTTAATAGCCACTCACAAGTAACGGAAGCACTATCTCCAGCAGTACAAGCAGGTAAAGTTACATTTACATCACCTGTAAAGTTTGAAGCTTTGTTATTTTGAATACCACCTATTGAGCTATAATCAAAATAACCATCTCCCTCAAGTGTTAAAAAAATAGGATCTGTTCCTGAGTTATCCCAAGACATTCTTAAAGCATCTACTTTTGCTGTTACTGAAACACTATACCAAATTTTATTTAAAGTTGCTGTTACTGGTAAGTTACCTGCTACGTTTGAATAATCTGAAATGTCTAGAATCTTAGTTGTTCCACCTGCATTGTCTGAAACGTTATTATAATGAGTTACTACTTTTTTATTTCCTGAAAATAAAGCTGTTGAACCTTCTTGATTTAATACTACGTCTGCCATTTTATTTCTCCTACTAAAGAGTAGGGGACATTACTCCCCTACTCAGAGTTAATTATTATTTGAGGTTGATACCNNCAAATGCAGGTACGTCTGCACCTTCTTGGTAACCCCAAATATAGTAATTAGTACTATCTTTAGCTACAACGTTAATCTCAAACACACCAAAGTCTGTAAGAGTTAAGCTGGAGTTAGAGCTTCCGTTAGAATAAACAGATACGTTATCAGCATTAGAATCTAAATGTACGATACCACCTAAAAAGAAATTACTATTTCCTGGTGTTAATAGAATTAGGTTCTCTGCTTCTTCTGCTGCGCCACCATAAATAAGTTTATAGCTTTGACCCGCAACTGGTGCCGGTAAAGTTATAGTTCTATTAGCTGCTAGTGCAGGAACTACAAGTGTTCTACCACTGTGTGTTGCAGCATCAAGAGTTTTGTTCTCATCCGCTAGTGCAACAGGTGCATCACCCATAGTCATAATTTCAGTAATTGCTCCCGTAGATGCATTTTTACTGACAGTTTTAATTGTGCTTTCGGATCTTAAAGGACCCGAATAAGTTGTATTACCCATATTTTGTCTCCGTTTTCCGTTAATATAGTCCTGAGAAAGTCTACTGCATGAGTCTATACTAACTAAGTTTAATTATGCAGTGGGTGAATTATACGCTTTTAAATGTGTTTATGCAAATAAAAAGGGGCCCGAAGGCCCCTTAATATCTTAGTCTTAATCTAGTGATTAAGCACCTGGAGATCCGAAGATTCCACGAGGGTCAGAGAAGCCGAAGCTGTATCTTTCTCTCGCTTTGTATCTAACGTTTCCTGTATCGAAGTCGCCTTCCATAGCAGTTTTTAAAGCTGCTCTTTGGAACATCTTTAATCCGTTAGGAACATCAGTCTTAATGAAGAATGCATCAGTGTCAGTTAANTAGTTATTCACTACATAACCACCAGAGATCATACCTTTAGATACGATCGCATTGATGTCATTATCAGCAGTACCAGTACGGTTAGCTGTCTTCATCAGTCTTTCAGCTGTAAATTGTAGCTCAGAAGGAATAATCATTTTTACTCCTCTTGCTGCAATTTTCAGACCACGCTCATCAGTGAAAGCAGCAATGTCAATCATTGCTTGCTCTAACGATGTTTCGTTAAGGTCTGCGGAAGTAGCCAATTCGTTACTGAAAGTACCCGCTTGTGTTGGGTGGTCAGTAGCGCAAAGCTCTTTNCCGTCGCCGCCAGCAGAACCAGAGCTGAACGCATTGTTTAATACGTTTGCTGCTTTGATTTGCTTNGTGTTAGCCATAGATCTTGCTAGTGCTTTCGTATAACGTTTAGCGATACTATCATACAGGTTATCCTCAATAGCTTCTTCTGTAATAGAAAAAGCGAGAGCAATTGTCTCGTGAGTGTAACGTGAAGTGAAAGACTCGTTTGCGCTATCGAAAGATACTGCAGAACCTTCAGCTTTAACTGACGCGTTTGCGAAACCAGTTAACATTACTTCTTCTTCAAAAGCTCTGTCACTTGTTTCAGTGTCGAAAATCTCCGTGTGTTGATTCTCGTAGTTTTTGTACTCAAGTCCAAATAATGCATTCAGACCTGGCTCAAGCTCTTTAGCGAGCTGTTGTCTTGATATAGCCATATTATAATCCTCCTGCTATTATAGTTCTTTTTTGAAAGTGTGCTCATTCCAAATTACTTGGTAATTCATGTGCGCAGCTCCCAGTTCATTGTTCTCAGGGTCTGTAGAAAATCCAACGATTTTTAACGAACCATCAGTTGCAGCTAAATCGCTCATATCGAGTTCTGCAGCAGATATACCATTACCTACTGTAGCGCCCATATTCACGTAGTCAGCTACTTCATGACGATCTGTAACATCAGAATTTGTTCCAGTATCCCCTTGTATTTCAAACTTCATATACGGATCATCGTATACAAAAG